GTTGCTCTTGTTACAGTTAAATCGCCACTTCCATCGGTTGGTTTTATAGCGTATAACTTCGATGCTTTTGTTCCGTTTGGAGTTACTACCAAACTTGCACTTTCAAATAAACTCATATTATATATTTTCTATATTATTAATTAAACATTGTTTTGCTTCAAAGGTTCCACTATCAGTAGTAACTCTTGCAATAAAATTTATAACTGCTTCAATTTCGTTTCCTACAATTTCAGTTTCACCACTCCAACTTACCGAATAAGCAGAACCCCAACTTATATCGTTACTAACAGCACCTTGACCCCAATAAATATCATTGTTGTTTGTACCTTGCCCCCAATTTATATTATTTGTCATATTTACTTAAAAATAGTTCTAATTTCTTTTTGTTTTCTTGTTTTGGTTTATTATAACTGCCTACTTTTTTTCTTGTTTTCTTATAACACCCAACTTCCAAAGAAGTTATCTGTGTCAGGGTACATATCGCCATTTGAGTTACTATTATATTCAGGAAAATTTTGATTATTAAAACACATAAAATCTATGAATCTTTGAGTATAGTGTTGAGCAATATCACGTTCCTTCTCAACCAAGTAATCTATTTCGTTTTTTTCTACACTTGTAGAGTTTTCAGCAGTATGTTTAAATACTCCTTTATTAGCTATTGTATAAGCTGCAAAAGGTAAATACTGAACCATTGCAAAATGAATCAACATAGGCTTGATATAGTCCGTTAAAAGATTTTTATATATAAGATTTGCGTTTAAATTAATATCCCCACTTATAATCAATGTTTGAAACTTATTATATAAATCAGTTCCTAAATAGTTTTGGATAGTTATATCTTGTGCTATTTTTATATATTGAATAAAATCATCTACATCTAAATTTCCATTTAGTATTGTAAACCTTTTTACATCGTCTGTACTTATTAATAATGCGTAAGCCATTTTTTAATTGTTTTTAGGTAAAAATCCTTTGTTCGGCATATCTATCGGACGCTGTGAAACCAATTCAGGATTCTTAATTGTATATCCGTATTTTTCAGCTGTACGACCTGCTATTATTCTTGCTCTTGGTGAATTAACGTCAATATTAACCCCTTCAAAACTTGCATAAACTCTTTTATTCCATCTATGGTGACACGCTCCACCGCCTTTGTAAAGCCATATTGAATATGTATCAGCACCACGTGGACCCCAACCTTTGTTTACTGCTTGTTCAGACATTCTTAAAATATCTTCTTTACGATATACCTTGTCAACTTGTGTCATTTTTTTGCAAAACAATCTACTATTAGAAGAGGTTTCCCCTGCATAAACGTAACGTGTTATAAAACGAATACCATCAATGTTTTCATCTTGGTCAGATTTTGCGTTTGGTCTTGCTGTTCCCGTACTTACAAAATTATAAATTTTAGATAGTAAACTTTGTTTTGGTTCATTGCTTAATAATTCATTTTCAGTATCATCATTGTCATAGTCAACTTCGCTTTCATCAATCAATAACCAATTTTCATTTTCAAGTTCACCCAAGTCAATCAAACTTTGTGCTGTTTCATCATCTAAAGAATCTTCAGTAGAACAACAAACCTTGCTCATTTTAACACCTGTTTCCTCTTCGTTTGTTTCTGCGTTAAGAGTATTTACGTCTATAAAATCAAGTGGCTGTATCGTCTTAAAATATAGGTTTAAAGCGATTCCGTTTATAGATAGTATTTCATCAATAGCTTCAATGATTTCTAATTGGTATGGTCTGATTACAATATTGTCAAATAAACGTGTAGCAGTTTCAATTTCATCAGCATTATTTCCTAATCCACCGCCTGTATCTCTAATCCCTAAAAGCATCGGACTTGTAACTCTATGCCCTACAATTAGTTTTTCAAAACATTCTTTTGCTAAATACTCATAGTGAGCAGGAGCATCGTTTAAAGGAATATCATCAACTGTGGTTTTGTTTTCAGCACTTGCGTTAAAAGATACAATTACTTTGTCGCCTTTACTACCTGTTAATTTACGTTTAACATCGTTTGCAACTTCTTGTCTTTTTTCTTCAGGCGGAATATTGTTATTAAAGTTAATTACTTTAGTACCGCTAAATCCGTTCATTACATCGTTAATCAAGTAATCAGAAATCTCTTGCTCTAACATTGCATAAGGTAACGCACCCGAATAATCTATCGGAGTGTAATAATGGTAACCTGAAATATAAGGCTTAATAATATATAATTCAACTTCTCTTCCGTTTCCAAAACCAAAGGCAGGAATACGTTTTAAAACATCTCCCTTTCTGTAATTTGCCCAATCGTGGTGGTAAAACCACGCTTCAATTTCGCCTTTGTCATTACATTTTTCTGCTCTTAAAGTGTGCATCGGAAAATGCTCAACTGATTTTACCTTTCCGTTTAAATAAATAACTTGCATTGAAGCCATTCCAAGAAGTTTACGCTCTAATGCAACTTTACGCAAACAATCTTTTTTAACAATAGAAACCATTTGTGCATACTCGTTAGGCTTTCTATTTGAATCGGTAGCGTCAAGACCCTTCCCATAAATCATATTAGAAACACCTGTTATAATAGCGTGGTTTGTATTTGAATATAAAAACCTATCTATTAAGTATTGAAAATAGTTGTTATCTTCTCCGTATTCAACAAAATCTTTATTTTTAGATTCAGTAATTACAGGCGAATTATAAGCATTTAAACTTAAAATGTGTACGTTATTCATAAATTATGTATTCGTTATCAGAAGTTCTTTGCGTGTAAACATTATTGTTTATACTAAATTCTTCAATTATTTGATTTGTGCAAAATATCTTATCTTTATAAACTACATCAGTTCCGTTTAAAATTGTTAAAGTGTAGAATTTATTTTCTATTATCGGAAATACCAAGTTAGTAACTGCGTAATATTTATCAATCGAAAATACGCAAACAATAGTTTCTTCTGTATTAGTTTCTTCATCTCTTAAAACAATAGCGTCAGCTTCTACACCATCAATAGTAGCATATAAGTTTTGAGCAGTATTTAACTCTTTTAGAATTATCATTGTTTTTATTTAAAAATAAACAATCTTTGTTTTTGTATAAATAAAAAAAGGGTAACTTAAAAAGCTACCCAATTTCAGTAAAAAAAAATAAATTTTAATTAAGAACCCGCAACTACTGTAAATCCTGCAGCAGTTAATGTATCTCCAATAAAGTTAGCAGGTACTTGTTCCATTCCTGTTAAAGTTAAAGTATATCCTGATAAGTCACCAAAAGCACCACCTGTTACGATAGTACCACCTGTAACATCCATTCCGTGTTCTAAACCTGAATAAAAGAAGTTTCCGTTGTTATCTTCTACAATAACTTGTGGACGTCCATAAGCCATTAATTTCAATTCTTTGTGGTCTTTAATACTTAATTTCTTAAATGTTAATTCCAATACTTGCTCGAAAAATGTTGTTCCATTTTCACGTGAGCTATTTACATTTTGTGTAAATGTTGAAGCGCCTTTTAAATCGTATTTGTAAGCGGTTGGAGTACCTGTTACTGCATCAATCACATCTGTGTTTGTTACATCATAAGTATATCCTGTCGCATCGCCATAGTTTACGAAATAAACCGCTTTCAATCCACCTACTGAATCTTTGCAAGGTTCGATTCTACCAAATCCTAAATCACAAGCCATTTGTTTATATTTTATGTGTTATTAAAAAAAAGGGCGGTGTTTATTGCACCACCCCTTTATAGTTTGTTATTCAATGAATTATGCAGGAGTGTAAAGAACGATATCAGAACCGATTCCGTATTGTACACCTGCTGTAAATCTCATAACGATTCTTACATTTTGAGAACCATCAAGGTCTGCCATATCAATCACTTTCACTTCATTGTGGTCAGCTAATAAGCCTGTTCCGAAGTATAAGTTAGATTTTTGAGCAGCCATCATATAGTTGTCAGCTAATCCGTTAGCAACAAAGATTTTAACTCCGTCAAAAGTTAAACTTCCGTTGTTAAACCATTGTGTACCCATTGTGTTAGTACCATTCGCCCCTAATCCTGAAGCAGCAAATCCACCTAAAGCACGAACGTAAGCACGAGCAACATTTTGAGAAACATAAAGATATAAATCTTCTTGTCCGTATAAAGCAGAAGGGATAGCATCGATAACAGAACCCATTTCAGCAATTACGTTAGCAGCAGTAACCGCTTCACCTGCTACGTCGATAACAGTTGCATCAGCAGTAGCTAAAGTAACTAATCCGTCGAATTGACCTGCAGTTGCGTTAACACCTCTCCAAATAGATACTTCATTGTTTTGAGCAGCTTTTGCAGCAACGTGTGCTAATAAGAAATCTTGGAAAGATGGAGGTAATGTATCAAATGCAGAATATCCCATTTGGATAGCTTCCCAATCTGAACGGAAGTCTTTCTTACATAAAGATAAATTGATTTGGAATTCTTCAGGTTGAAGGATTCTTTCAGTTAAAGTAACAGTAGAAGTTGCATCAAAATCACAAGTAGCGTTTTTAACTAAATCGTTAGTTGCTAATTTTTTGATAACTTCTTTATACTTTACGTTTGGTTTTACTTCAATACCACCGTTTTCGATAGTAGTTGCAGATAATAAAGCAGCAGAAATATATTTTCCTGCAAACTGACCTGCATAAGTAGTTGTAATAGATGTTGTAGTAGCCATTTTTAATTATTTAAAGTTTGAAATTTTGTTTAATACTGTATCAAAAGTTGTTTTTGTTCTGTTTTGAGAATAAGTATTTAATTCTCTTTTAGTTGTAGCTTCAGGGTTGTGAGTTAATGGTTCAGCAGATAATTCTACTGCTTCAACAACTACTTCTTCTTTAGCTAATTTAAGTGCTTCGATTTCTTTTTTCAAAGAATCAATTTCAGCAAAGAACATTTCTTTAGTAACTGATTCAATTACTCTTTTAGGTTCTTTTACTTCAGTCATTTCTTGCTCTACTTCAACTTCTACTTCTGCTTCAGGAGTTTCCTCTTCAACAACAGCTTCTTTGATTTCAGCAATAATACCTTCTTCGGCTACAATTAAAATCATACCATCTTCTAACTTATATTCTCCAACAGGTAAAGCAATTCTATCTTCTTCGTTTACGATGAAAACACTTGCACCTGCTTCAAATACTTCAGCTTCGATAATAGTACCATTTTCTAAAGCCATTTGAGCAAGTTTTACTTCCATTCCCAATAAGGTTTTAATTTGGTTAATTACGTTTGACATTTATATTTAATTTAATTATTATATAGATTTAACTTTAGAACTAAAAGCAGAAATAGTATTTTTCATTAAAGTATATTTTTTAATACTTTCTTGATAATATTTATAAGAAGAATCAAGATTTGTTGGTAAATCAATACCTAAATCTTTTGCCATAACTCTTGCTTTATCAATTTGTTCAATAACATTTTTAGAACTTAATATAGCTTTATCAATTATTTTAGTTCCATTTTCTAAAACATTAACTCCTTTTGTAATTTCGTCAATTAATGAATTTTCAACATTGTCATTTTCTAATCTTGCTTTGTTAATATCATCAACTAAACCCAATTCAACTTTTTGAGTAGCTAATTCTGTTTTAAATAATTTGTTCCCGATTGATTTTAAAGTACCCATTCTATTTTTGTTTTAAAATTACTATTATAAATTTTTGTTATATTTTTAACATTAACTATTGTTAGAAACTATTGTTCTTGTTCCATCAATGTTTGTTATTGTTGTATTTGAATTTTGACCTACTGTTGAACCAATTCCTTGATTTTGTAAATCTCCGTTACAACATTCTTTACTATACGTGCTGTCTTGACAAAGACACGCTCTGTTTCCACCCTTTGGACTTGTTCTGCTTTTTGTTTGTTTGCTCATATTAGTATTTATTATTTTGTGTTCTTTGAATAAAATAAATTACATCGTGTATATGACCCGAGTGACTTGCTTTCATTTTAATAGTTAATCCATTTGCAACTACATCTTCATCAGCATAATATTGAAAGGTTTTTGCGTATGTATGCTCTTGATTGTTTCCTTTTGGGAATGTTACAACGTCACGTAATCTTTCGTAAGGAGTTCCATTACCGCCTTCAAAGTAAATATCAACGTGTCCGTTTGCGTTGCTTATTTGTGCTTTAAATGCTATTGTAATTATATATACATCGTTTTCAAACTCTGCTCTTAATTTGTTACCTGCATAATAATCTATTGCAGAATTTATATTTGTATCAATTACAAAACCTTTATTATTTGGAATTGTAAAAGCGGTTGTAGTAAAATTAAAAGGTGAAACGCTTGTATATTGTGTATCATCGTATCTTGCCCAACCCAAACCCATATTAGCTGATTGCGGAGGGTACACTCTAACTTGTGCGCCATTGAAACCCATAAATAAGGCTTCATCAGTTACAAGCATAGCACCTTGCTCAATGTTTACATCATCAACTTCTGTTTGAGATGCTTCTTGAACGTGAACTTTAAAAGATGTATTTTTCATTATACGTTTTTAAGTATTTCTTTTATTTTTTCAACTAATACTTCATCTTCAGTAAGTACCTTTGACAATTCTTTTTTCTTTTCTAATTGGTCTGCAAAATGACCTTCAAGACTGAAACCTTTTACCTTGCCTGTTTTAACGTAATCGTTCCAAATTTCATCGTTATCTACTTTTACACTTGCCATCCAAGTACCAATAGGAACGCTTAAATTATATAAAGCACTTTTGTCTTTTGTTAAATCTTCAACTATCCAACTTTCAACAACTGTTAAACCCTCGATAGATTTTGAGTGTTCTAATGTTGAGTTGCCTTGATTTCCTTTCTTTAAAAACAACTGCGACGCTTTTACGACTGTATCTTTTGAAAAATATATATAATACTCATCTTCGCCATTACGTCTGTAAATCGGCTTTTCAGGTATTAATACCGCACCCATTAAAATACGTTTCTCTTTATCTACTTCAGCAAGTTTAACCTCTTCAGATTTTAAGGCTACAAAGTCAGATTCAATAGCAGGTGATTCAACTATCGAAATAGCTTCTACACCTTGCATATCTTCTTTGTCATCTATAATAAGTTCTATTAAATTCATTTTGTTTTATTTTAAAAATTAATTATTTATTAAATTGTTTTTTGTAAACAAATTTGTTTATACTATCCAAGTGAAGCGTTTGCTACAATGTTTCTATCCAAACTTTGTTGAGTAGTTACGTTTGAAGCTACCACATAAGCCTGAACAGGTTGTTGAGCACCTAATGTTTGAGCAATTTGATTAACACCGCTATTTCCTACAACGTTAAATTGAGGAGCAGGAGCACCGCCACCTGTTGGAGCAGAACCACCACCACCCGAACTTCCGCCCGAAGATGAACCACCACTTGATAATAATTTTTTTGCTCTTGCTATGTTAGAAACAACTGATAAAGCTGTTGATGCGTATGATATTATCCTTGCTGCAGTACCAATTCCCGGAGCCATAGGAAACGCTAATTGAGCAGCAACACCTTCTGCATTTGCCAAAGTAGATGCTTTTGAAATTGCAACCGCACTATCAATTCCAATTTGAGTTAAAGCAATAGCTTTTGACAATCCTTGACCTGCTTTTGTTTTTGCTAATCCTGTTTCTTCTAATCCTGATATGATATTTGTTAAGTTTTGTTTTGAACTTGCAATAGCATCATCTTTTGCTTTTTGAAATGCTATTTCTTCAGCAGCATCAGCTTCTCTTTTTTTCTTCGCTTCTTCATCTCTTGCAATAGCTTTTTCTGATTCAGCAATCCAATATTCTTCTTCTTTAACTTTATCTTCTTCTTTAAATTTATCAGCTAACTCTTTTTCTTTTGTACGTTGTGCTTCTTTTAAAGATAAAACTTTTTCAGAATTTTTACCATAATATTTTTCAGCTTCAGCAATTAATAATTTATATTGCTCTTGTACTTGTCTTAATTCTTCTGCTCTACGTTCTGCTTCGGTATCAATTTCGCCTTGTCTAATACGTTCTAAAGCATCTGCTTTGTCTTTTTCGCTTTGTATAGCCTTGTCGTTAGCTACCTTTCTTTTATCAGCAGCTTCTTTATTTGCTTGGTTGTCAATATTGTTTACTGATAGTTGTAAACCTGCTCTGTCGTTTTTTAATTTATCTAAAGCCTTTCTTTGTTCGGCTACAACTTTATCACCTTCGGCTTGAGTTTCTTTAGGGTCAAAAACTAACGAAGATATTCCTTTAAATACTTTATCTTCTAATCCAAAATCTTTACCTAAAGCAGAACCAACAGCGTCAACTGTTTTTAAAATCATTGTTAATGGTATAGAAAGGAATTTTAATACTCCTGCTAATATATCTTGATTTCTTTTAGCTGCTTCAGTTTGTGCTTTTGTAGTTGCTATTGACTGCTCAATTTGAATTTCAGATGCTTTTATAACTTGGTCTGTTTGTGCAAGTTTTAATTTTAATATTTCTTTCTCTGATTTTCCTTGTAGTTTTAAAATATTATCTTGACCGCCTATTGCATCTAATTTTCCTTGCTCGGCTTCTAAATTTGTTTGAGCCAAAACATTCAAGTTTTCTTGCTCACTACTTACACCGCCAACCGCTTCTTTAATGTCATCCCAATAAGCTACAATAGCACCCAATGCAACTAATAAAATACCTATTCCCGTTGCAGCTATTCCTGTTCTTATTCCTGCTAATGCGTTTTTAGCAACAGCACCCATTTGTTTAAAGCTATCTATACTTTCACCCAAACCTTGTAAACCTTGTGAAAGTGCCATAGCAGCCTGAAGCCTTACCATTGTTTCCTGTAAGTTTTCACTTTGTACTCCTGCTAAAGCTAAACTACCTTCAACCGCACTAAATCCACTTGCTACACCACCTAAAGAACCCGATAAAGCACTAAATTTAGCATCAGGGTTAAACGCATCAGTTAATGCTTTTGCATCTCCAATAGCGTCTTTTAATTGTCCTGCACGTTTAGCTGCTTCAATAGCTTCTTTAGAAGTAGCACCAAATTTATCAGATAACTCTGCTACGTCTGCTTGTGCTTGTCTTAATTGACTTCTTAAAGATTGAGTTGCTTTGTCAGTTTGCTCAATAGAATTGGTAATGTTATTTATTCCGCTTGTAGCACCTTGACTATTTACGTCTATTTCTATTGTCTTTGTAATTGCCATTTTATCGTTTGTTTTAATTCTTTAAAGTTTTCGGGCATTTTATATTTTCCTTTTGCTATTGCAATCGCTTCGCTGTCATTTTTTAACAACGGAAGCATTTCTAATATTAATTTAAGCATCTTGTATAATTGCTATTAAATCATTGTTATTACTTGTTATTGAAGCGTTTCTTTCTAAACCGCTCACGTTTGGTTTAACTTCTATTTTAACACCTAATTCATTAAAAGAAATTCCTGTTATCATACTATCGACGTCTTCAGCAATAGTCCAAGTTAAAGGATCTTTTGAAGTTGTAAACACATCAAATATAACTGCTTGATTATCTATACGTCTTAAAGTGCTATTGTCAAAATTAATAGTTCTAAAATCTTGTATTAATTCAAAGTCGCTTTCAAAGGTTGTTAAATCAGTTGTGTATTGGTTTATAATATATCTTTTATCACGAATAACAATTCTATCGTTTAACCTTAAATTTAATAATTCTAAATAAGGCAAACGCATTTTAACTTTTACCATTCTTGATTTTAAAGCATATAGGTTATTTAAGTAAGCTAAATAATAATTTTGAAATAATGAACTATTAATCGGCTCTAAAAAATAAGAACTAATTTCATAACCCCAATTCAAACTGTTTTTTGTTAAATCAGCAGTATCAATACAATCTTGTCCAAATACATTAAAATTTGATATGTTTGTTGCTCCACTTCCGTTATTAATAAATAATGTTCCTGATTTTCTTTCAGTGAAATATAAAATAATCGGTTTTGGTGCATAAGGATTTAAGTCTGACTTTAAAGCATATCCAACTTGTAAATTAGTACCTGTAAACTTATTGAATAATAAATTTTCAAATGGTAACTTAATAGAATAATCAGAGCCATCAGTATTAAAAGTAGAGCTCAAATTTCCGTACTCTCTTGAGTTTGTAGTAAAAAAGTTTCTACTTAAAAGATTCTCGCTTTTTTCATATTCAAAGTTGATTTTCTTATATGGTTTAATTCTATTGAAATCTAAATCAGTTGTGCAATATCCACTGAAATCTTTTATACCACCTAAATAATACCAATTCTCCAACTGCTCTAATGTAAAGTTAATTCCATCGGTACTAAAAGCAGTAAGATTAAACATCTTTAATATTCCGCTCAAAAAATCAGACACCTTAATATCAGGCATATAATTTAATAAATTAAGATTATCGTTTAAATTTCCGCTACTTGAACCTAAAGTAACTGTTGGGAAAGTTGTAGATGGAGGAGTAGTCAATCTCCACCTTGTATATGAAAATGAATAAGTATAAGTATATGTAGTTGGTGTAAAACATTCAATAAAAAATGTAAAAGCACCCTCACGATTTGTAAAATTAAAATTTTGTGTTGTACTATTAGAATTATATTGTAAAGTAGTATATAAATCACCATCTCTATATATAAATATTCTATGTTCTACAACTGTAGGAAAATTTATTACTATTCTAAAATTAGATTGTTGTGCATAAAATCCACCGCCTACTGCAACATTTGAACTATTAACTAAATTATATGTGTTGTTTTCAATATTAAAAACTTGTGGTAAATATGTATTATTATTATTAAATAAAAGTTGTTTTCTTTGTGTTGTAGAAACAAATCGTCTTGAATCGTTTCCTTTTAACCATAAATAAGCCTTATTAAATTTTTGTTGACTTAAAAAGCTACCACTAAAAGTTATATTATATTTGTCAGCAATAGCATCTAAAACTTTTGAAACTTTTATAGCAGGGTATAATTCATTAAAATTAATTGCACCGCCACTTGTTGAAATATCAGTTGCACCTCCTACACCGTACTGCCAAACTCTATCAGAAGTAATTAATGGAAACATAACATTTTGTGGAGCAGCAGTAGTAACTAAACTTCTTACGTTTGTTCCGTTGTAAGCAATAGTATAATCATTTATTTCCTGTACATCGTTTAATTTATCTTCACTAAATTTATCGGTTAAAGATTTTAATTCACCATAGAAAGTTATCTTATAATCTTCTATTCTATTGTTTTTTATTGTAGCACTTTCTAACTGCCATTTACCTGTACGAAATAATTGTGTATCAAGTTCTATGTACCCATCGTATCTTCTGCGTTGGTCAAATCCGTTGTCTAAACTATTTTCGTACCAATGTCTAAATATTTCGTTGTTGTTATCACTTGCAGGAATTGTAAAACTTTGCGAGTAATCCGTAAATACTTTTGATATATCGTTCACGTTTTGTATAGATGAAGTTAAAGAAATCTTTTCATCTTGAAATAATTCTATTCTGCGAACAAAATCCTTTTCGGCTACTGCAGGAACCACACCACCTAAATCGTTTATTGTATTTAGTAAACAATTTTCTGATTCAAATACACCGCCATCAGCTAATACTCTTGCAGCAAAATCAGTTATAGTATTTAAGGCAACTCCATTTACACCGCCTAAAGAATCTACTTGATTTTTTAAACAATTAAATGCCTCAAAAGTACCGCCATCTGCTAAAATTCTATCTTCAAATCTTTCTATAACTAAATCTAAAGAAGGGTCGTACTCTTTTTTTGTATTAATATATAAAGCTACTTTCATTTATATTACATCGTTAATTAACCCAAAGTTATATTCAAATTCTATTTCGTAGTTTATATTCTTATCTTTTAAAATTGTTTTGTATTCTGAACTTTGACTTTTTACTATTACAGGTTTATTATCTAATAAAACAGTTTCGCTTAAAAGTAAATCTTGTATTAAATCAAAGTAATTTTCATCAACCCAACCTGTGTTACATTTTATCTTTTGTTTACCTTGTGAATTGAATATCTTTTTAGAGCCTTGTAAGACGTTATAATTTATAGATGAAGGTAACGTATCAAAATCTTTAGAAGTTACGTCTATCGAGCTGCTATTAGCTTTAAAAAAGGTTAAGAACTGCCAACCACCAAATCTATTTATAAATTTACAAGTTATTGGAGTATATTTAACCTCGCATAATTGTTCGGTTTGTATTGAAAAAATTACTTCAATACCGATTCCTAAAGTAAAAGTATCATAATTGTAAGGCAATTTCCATAAGCCTTCGCTTGTTGGTGTAAAAAAACTAACCGATGTTGTAGATGACCATATAAAATCCTCATTATCTTCAATCCAAACATTAACATAATTATAACCTGAAAATGTAGTTAACTTAATATTATTATTTACTAATGGAATTACAGTATCAGTATTGCTTTGATTATATCCATCTAAATATTGTGTGTAACCATTAAAACAAACAAAGGTTTCGGTATCTATAAAAGTTTCAGTAACACTTACTAATTTATATGTTTTAATTTTCATATAACACCAAGTATTTACATTCTCTTCAGTAGGTACTGAAACGCTAACAGGTGCAATAGGCTCAATATATTCCTTTGCATAGTTTGCTACATTCCAAGCTATTAAAGTTTGAGAAGCACTTGCTATGTTTTTAGTTAAAGTATAATTTGGTATTATAGGTTCGGTAGTTCCTTTATTCCATAAAAATATTTCTATTTTAGCACCTGTTTGTCCTGCTTCATCTATTTCAATAAAATACGGACTTCTTATAAATATTTTTTTCATTTCTTATTAATTGTATATTGTAAAAATTGTTCAACGTCTAATCCGTATGCCTGAACCAATTCATCAGGTAAATTTTTAAAGGCTGCTTCAAATGGTCTTGTAAAAAATAAACTTGGTCTAATACCTTGTAAGGCAATGCTTTTAGCAATAGCAAATTTTAACCCCTCACGACTTAAAAACTTTCCTGATTTGTTTCTTGGTGCTATTCCCTTTTTAATTACCCACTTATCTAAAACCTTTGTTGGTATTGATTTACTTTTAAATCTATATTCGCTGTTTGGTGCTTTTTGTACTCCTTTTTTAATTCCGCTTGGATTTGAACCTTGCACACCTTTGTCAATAAACTTTCCGTAATCTTCCATTAAAAAAGCTAAACGAAAACTATTAGCACTTACTTCAATTTCACTATCTAAACTATTATATAAACTTTTACTGCTATTTCTATTTCCTTTTGTTAAATTGCTTCTACTCTGCTGAATTACATATTTAGCAAAGTCGTTTAAATATTTGTATGTTTCTTTGTTATCCATTAACAGATAGTAATATCGTTTCTTACTAATACATCAAAAGTAATTGCCCATCCTGCTAAATCGTTCTCAAATCGTTCTGTAAATGGCTCGTAAGTAGGTTGACCTGTTAACTCCCAAAAGTCAGAAGCAATATCTGCTCTGTTCAATCTATTTAAAACCCTTGTGCCTAAAAGTAATTGTGTGTTCCAAATATCTACTTTGTTGCTATCGTCTTTTTGGTTTATAACATCCATTAATAAAACAGTAATATTAAAAGATAATACATTACCCTGATGCGTTGCTTGGTTTATAATAATATGACTCAAAGGAAACATTGTTTGTTTGTTTAAATCAATTTCAAATATATCTCCTTCCGTTACTGTGTTAACAAAAGGTTCAGCAAGTAACACGTCTTTAATTTCTTTTATAATTCTATATACCATTTCTTTTTAAATTTTTAATTTCTATTTCGGTTTTTTCTTTCTCAAACATTAACCACATCATTAATTGTGTTATTGGAAGTTTGGTAACTGCATCGAATCGGAGTATATCCCCTTGAGCTGCTGCGTAAATTGACTGATACCAACCCCACTTTTTGCCAAAACCTGCTTCGCTTGTTCCGATTGTTCCACTTCGTTCTGTATATAATCCGTCAAAGCGTTCACGCAATCTTTCTGCAAAGTCCAAAAAAAAACCATAGCACCTAAAGCAACATCCAAAGGCATATATTTCATCACCTCTGCATATTGGTAGCTTGATTCGTATTCCTGAATAGTATATAAACCTTTTACTTTTGATTTAATTGGTCTGAATAAAACTGCCATTGCTTGATGCAAAGTTTCAACATCACCTAAATAGTTTTCTAAATCTATAAACTCACCTGCAGTTATATCTTCAAGTTTTGGAATAAAACCAAACTCAACTCCTGATAATTTAAAAGTATTTTTTAATGGTGTTCTTTGTTGTAGTATTGTATTAAGGTGTTCTAATATTTCGTTAACGTCTGTAACTTTAATTTTAGCAACATCTTTTAAATCTATTCCACAAAATATTTCGATAGTTTTCTGATTAACAAAATCACTTGCATCATTATCTTTTATAAGTTTGTCAAACTTTTGATATTGAAGTAAAGTAATTTCATTTAAAGAATCAGGAATATTAATATCTACTTTCATATTTTATTTTAAAAATTAATTAACTTAAGAATTGTATAAAACAAAAAAAAAGCAACCATTTCTGATTGCCTTAATTTAGTTAATTACCACCACGAAGCGTGTAATTGGGTGGACTGCTGAACTCACGCCCTATTAACTATCAAACTAACTTTAAATTTAATACTTCATACAACTCGTGTATCTTTTGTGTAAGTGTTTCATCTTGTTTGTATTTATCACTTCCTATTTTCTTTGCACCATTTACGTTGATTTCTATTTTAACGTAATTCTTTTTTCTTTTGCCTTCAAAGTAAATATCGTTTACAACTATTGGATAAATAGTTATCCCGTTATTCAGACAGTTCTTTATCGCTTTTAAGTTCACGGTAAATAAGATAAAAGGTTAATAAGCAAAATGCTATTTGTACTAAATAATTTTCAGTTAACATTGCAACTGATGCTGATACTACTCCTGTTATTGTTCTCATAATTAATTTGTTTTTAAATTTAATAAAGTTTTCATAACTATTTTTAAAGAATCTATTGCCATTGTATTACTATTGTAATTTGAATAACCCATATTTACAAATTCTTGTTTTAATATTGATAAACAAGCCAATATGTTATTTTCGCTTTTGTCTGTTACAATTTTTTCTGCTATTAAAAATAATAATTCTTTCATAATTTCTATTTGTTATTGTTTGATGGTGTAAAATTAATAAAATATTTTAACCTGCAAACTAATTATAAAAAAATTAACAAAACTTTAACTTTTTAAATCTGATACATATAAGCTACGTTTAATTTAGCAACCTCATACATAGCTTTCATTTTCTTTATTTCGCCTACGTTTCTCGGCATAGCTATTAATACATTTTGATTTGTTGTTAAATAGATATAACATTCTATTGTAGCAATTATTTCAGCGTATGTCATTAGTAAATATAATAGTTTCCTTTGTGTGGATTCTCTAATTGTGAAGTCATAGCGTAACGCATAGCATCTATTGCGTGATTATAAGCGTCAATAGGTTTATTAAGTTTATTGCCTTGCTTATCTACCATCCAAATATAGTTTTGAAGTTCGTTGATTAAGTTCTTACTTCTTGAAGTTACATAAACCTTATTCTGATTAATTAAATTTAAACCATATACAATACTATCCCTTCCTTTTGTAACAGGTAAAACATTATGTCCGTAACTATTTAACTCGGCTATTGATTTTGGTTCAGCACTATCGGCATAAACAATATCCTTGACTTCGTTTGTTTTAAGCAAATCGCTTATGTCTGAATTTAATAAGCCTTTTTGATATATCAACTCATCAAATATGTAAGCATCATTATATTTGTACATAGCTATTAAAGAAGTAGGGTCATTGCTGTAACCCCAATCCATACCATAACATAATAGTCTTGCTTCAGTTGGTAGGTTAATCTCTTGCCATTCAGGAATACAAACCCCTTCTAATGAACCTGTTTGCCCAAGTCCGTAAACCTGCCACCAATTTTCCCAATAAGATGAAGTCTTTGCTTTTTCTTTTGCTGATTCAATTTCCTTTACTATTGTTTCCGATAGTGCTTCATTATCTAAATAGGTTAAGGTTATAAAATCAACATCATCTTGAGTTAACAATTCCCTATCTACCCAAAATAAACTACTCGGGTTATAATCTAACCATATCTCGCCTGAAGTACGAATAGCTAATTGGTAGTAAGAATCAAAGTCTACATTGTTACATTCGTTAACATATAAAACATTACGTCTTGCTCCACGAAGTTTGTCAGGTTGGTCAACACTAAAGAATTCAATATAACTACCATTAACAAAAGTATATTTTAAAGTTGATTTGTTAAATTGATTATCGTTGTATCTACCAAGTGCCATCATTATTTTTAAGAAGTCTTTTAATGCACCCCTGCGTAAATGTGGTATTGATTCTGATACTACGCTAATTTCCAAATCGGGTGTCTTAATTGCCCTATCTATTAGTATAGGCAAAATAGAAAAGGTCTTAGAAGCAGATGTACCACCTCTAACAATTTTAATACGCTTTTTAAGACGCAATAACTTCTTTAAAGCAGTAGTTATTATAAATTCCATTATCGTTGCTTAAATGTCTTCTAAATCGCTTATATCAAATATAGGCTGTTCACTAATTAAAGTAACGTCTTTTGTTTCACGTGGTTTACCTGCATAGTAATTGTAGAACAGTTGAGTGAATTTAAAATCACCGCGCTCTAATCCTTTCTCTAATGCAGCAAAAGCCAAAGGCTCTAATGGAGTTAACTTCTCTATTAAAGCAACTTCTTCAGCTTTAGATTTGCGACCGCTATTTGGATGCCCTCCGTTTAATTTTCTTTTATCTTCCATAATTGAAAAACTTTATTATCAATTTAAAAATAAACTAAAAAGGTTATTGTTAAACTACTTCCCAATAATAATCACATTGTTCATCTTCAATAGGTGCTTCAGTAAAATAGGTTTGTCCGTATCTACTTGGTTCAGCTTTGTATCTATAACAGGTTGAAGCTAAATCACAATTCTTTCCGTTACACATTGTTATATCAGGCATCTTGTTCTTCTTTTAATTCGTCAGATAATTCTATTATTGTTCTATCTATTGTTTCTTTATGGAAACCTGCTTGTATAAGTAAGCCAATGATTATATCAAAGTATTCCTTAATATATAAATCATCATTTTCAGTTTCAATAGTGTATGTTTTTTTGTATGCTGTTAATTGTAGTTTCATATCTTATTTTTTAAAAATTGTTTAATGTCTTTTATTGTGTGTATTCCTTGTTGAGTATTATCTAAAGCATAAACTATTGTATCATCTTTAAATTGTTCTCCATAAGAAACCAACCATCTTGAAGAATTACCTCTAAAAAATATTGGTTCAAATATAGTCTTTGATATATAAAAATGTAAGTCTCCATCTTCATCAACTAATTTATTATGGTCTATTTGTTCTGTTAATATTCCAAATGTTGTGCTCATATCTTAAATTTATCTTTTAGTATTTTTTTATAAATTGTGTTCACTGATTCTTTATTGCAACCTCTTTTATAATAGAAGTTCATTACTCTTTGTATTCTTTGTAAGGGTGTTTGTTTATATCCTGCTTTTAGCTTCATATAGTTTTCTGCTCTTTCTTTTGCTGTTTGTAAGTTACTCATATTTCTTATAGTATTTTGCTTTTTCGTTAATGTTTAAAAATGCTTCAAATTTTTCTTTTATATCTTCGTGTTCTAATAAAGGTATTAATCTGTTTATAGTTTTATTAGTATGCTGTTTTTTTAATTGTTCTATTTGTTTTTTAAGTTCTGATATTTCAATATCTTTTAATTTATTTGTAAGCTGTAATGATTCAACTACTAAATCAGGTTTGTTTCCTATTATAGTATTTTCTAATTCTTGTATCTTTGGGTTATAGTGTTTAACAGTTTCATATATTTTTAAGTGGTGTATTATAGTTGCGTGGTTTAAGTTTAACTCTTTTCCTATTTGTGTTAAAGAATATCCTTTTTGTCTAAATAAAAATGACGCTAATGTTTTCATTTCTACTTGTTCACGCTTCCTACTTTTTAAGGTTACATCAATTCCTGTTTCTTGTTTTATTTTTTCTATTATCATAATTTTTCTATTTCTTGTTTAACTTCTTGCCAATAGTACTCCTCTTCTTCATAGCAATTTAAAATAACCATTTCAACTGCTATTAATGCACATTCTTTAGCTCCTTCAATTAAAAAAATCATATTATTAGAATTCATATATTTATAAACTAACTCTCTCGCTTCTTCTTTTGGACTACTCATAGTTTATTTATTTTTATAATTACTAAAAACTTCTAATAAAACAATAATTATTGGTATAATAAATATAACAAAAAGGCTTATTACTATTTCTGATACGGTCATAATTCATCAAATGTTAATTCTAATTCTTTTGGGTTAAATTTATCTATAACTGCGGTAAGTGTTAAAAAGTATGATACCTCTATTGCTAAATGTATTCCTGCACAAATTTCAAACTGCTCACGTTCTTCATAGTCTTTTAAAATAAGTCGCATACCTTCTAACGATTCACCTTGTGCAATATCGTAAAGTGTCATAGCAAACGCTTCGTCTTTAGTTACTATTTCCATTATATTTTTCTATTTCTTCTCTTACTGATAATAAATATGTACTTCTGCAACTTTCGTTTATACCTGCTGCTTCCCAAATAGTAAGCATAATTGATTCCATATAATCAAGGTTAATTAAAGCACATTGTTTTGCGTTTCTTATTGCGCATTGTTTATTTGCACAATCTTCTTGCAAGTCATTCCAATTAACGTATGGTAAAAACTTGTCTATTAATTCTTTTGCGAATTGGTATGGTGTTCTTGCTTTCATTATAATACTCCTCTTAATACGTATTGGTCAAGGTCTACTCCTTCTGTTTGAAAAAAGTATTTATAGTTGCTTACACCTTGCTCAAACTTTTGTTTCCCTTTCTCGTAAAACTCATCACTACATTCAAAGATAGCAATATCTAAACTACCTTTGTCAATAGCTATAAATATAAAGTTATCTACTCCAAACATTTCACGATACAACCACGCTTGTAAATCGTATGAATATTTGTCTGCTGAATATCTAAAGTCTTTTATACCTGTTGTGGTTTTTAAATCTATAATAGTATTGCCTTTTATTATATCTGCTTTTGCTCTTATAGGTATTCCATCAATCATTGCTATTTGTGGTACTTCGTATTCTGCTTTTGTTAAGTATTCTTTTACTGCTTCGTTTCTTAATAATGCATCGCATAAACGTTCTGCAGCTTTCTTTTCATTTTTAGTGTAAACTTCTTTGCCTGTTTCTTTTGCTAACTTATATTCTTTTGATGCTTTTGTAGCTGCATCTACAAATATAATATCATCTAATTTCTCGGGTTCTAATATCATTGTATGAAATAGTTTACCATCACGCAAGGCTTGAGTTTCACCACTTCCGTATTTAGTTGTAAAGTAGTAAGTCTTTGGTGAGTTTACTAATGTTTTAATAGTTGAACTACTTAAAGCGTTTTGCCCTAAATAGCCATAGTAAAAACTATCGTCAAGCATAAGATAAAGTATTTCTTCTTTAGTCCATTGTTTGTTATCAAATGTTGTTATCATATTATCTTATTTTTATTGCGTTTAAATTGTTAAATGTTTCTTCTTCTCTTAATACTTCTCTGATTTGTTCGTAATATAAATCTGATTCGTTCCATTCTTTTAGCAGTAGCTTTTTAATGTCACGTAATTTGTTTTTCATATAAGCGTTGTCTAAATCTTTGCTTAATTGAATAAGGTTGTCTAACTCGTTTATGATTTCTGTTTTCATTATGCAAATAGTTTATCGGTCATTTCTTCTTTTAATTCTATCTCATCAGCTTGGCTCATTATAGGAAGTATATTTACTCCGTTAAAATAAACTGCTTCAATAATAATTTCAGGATGATATTCTTTATCACCATCGTCATAAGTATTGTATTCAACTTCTACTTCTTCTTGTCTGTACTTAAATGTTCTCATAATTGTTTTGTTTTAATTGTTTGATACAGCAAATATAATAAATATTTTTTACTTATTAACATTTTAACAAAAATTTAACAAAAAAAAAGGTAGCTGTTAAACTACCTGTATCTTTGTCTTATCATTCCTTCCCTTGCCCTTTCAAGAAAACCCTCCTTTGTTATTGGGTAGCCTTTGTAAACTTCTTGTAAATTACATTGAACATCTTCGCCATCTACAATAGACTTCATAACATACCTTATATGTTTCACACCTTCTATTTCTATAATATAGTGCTCAAAACTTGTTACTTCTATCTTTGCGTTTTTATTCATTATTTATAAATATTTGAATACTATTTTCTTTTAAATTATTATCTAAAACAATTTTAATTCCATCAAACCTTACATTTTCTTGAAATTCTTTTACATTAAAAACATCTAATAAATATTGATAAAACAAATCGCTTGACAAATGTATATCATAACCATTTATATTATTTATATTTTTAGTTAAATTTGTAAGCCTACTTACTATTTGTTGTTCTCTATCCATTCTTCCTGAAGTTTTTCGTGGTGTTCTATTTCACGAAGTAAATAATTTAAGGCTTTACGCAAGTCATCAAGTTCGTTATCTTTTTTACCTGCTCTTGCTAAATATTTAACTATATTTCCACGATTAAAATTCATATCGTACATTTTACAAAAGTCTATTACATCAATCTTTGATTCTGTAATGTAGTGCATTGGTGTTGCCATATTAATCTATTTTTAAAAATTCTGTTTCTGCATATTCTTTAAACCATTCTTTATTCTCGTTGTATTTTTCAATAACTGCATCAATCATAATTAACTCATCAAGTGTTGAGGTTGTTAATTTAGTAACTAAACTTTCAATTTTGCTTAAAATGTTTGTAGTCATTTCAGGGTCGGTTTTATATACACTCGTATATTCTTTATGTACGACGCTTTCTAAATCTTTGTTAAGTAAGTTTACCCTATTCTTAATTTGTTGCTTGTATTGTACTGTAAAGCGTAAATTCTCGTTACATTCCAATAACAGTTGCGAAAGGATAACTTGTTTTAAATATTCTAATTGTATTGCACTCATCTTACTTCTATTAAGTTTATTAATAATGTATTTATTCTGTCTATTACTTTTTGTTTGTCTTGTAGTTTATTGTTCTCGTAATATATTAAAAAATGCGGAACTTTAAACTCATCTTTGTACTTTTGCCTTTGCAGTTCGTGGTTTAATTTAGCTTGATTCTGATATGGTGTATTCATATACTGATACGTTATTGGTTTAATTTGTAAACCTAAAAATAACTTTCCGTAACTGTATGCTTCCCAATCAGTAAAATAGTTTTCATCTAAATTATAATTTGCCTTTCTAAATTCAATGTTTGGAAATTCTTGTTTAAGTTCGTTAATTAAATCTATTTCGTTTAACATACCATTCCAAGTTTGACCAAGAACTCTGAACTTTGTATATTCAAAACAGGTATCTTCATCTAATTTAGTTATCTCCATAATCTTATTGGAAACTTCTTTTAGTATATCAACACCCATTACTGACTTATAAAACAAGAACCAATCTTTTGGTGTTAAAGTTTCAGTTGAGTTATAGTAGTCATCGAATATTTTAGCACACTTTCCAACTTCTGAACTTCTAAATAACCAAGCAATCTTTTTGTCTTTGTTTAATAAACTGAACTTTGTTTTATCAAACGATACTTCAAACCTGTTTTGGTTGTTTACTTTCATTTTTAAAATGTATGTGGTATCCGTTAATTTTATTATCAAGAACAGTTTTTACTGTGGTTACTTTTAAATATTCTATTTTGTGTTTCTCAAATAAAAGCCTAACGTCTTCAACAAACTTATGCTCTTTGAGTGTCATAAACTTGTTTAAGTTCGTTTATTTTATCTCTCCAACAAGAACCACAATTTGAAGGCTGTATGTTTTCATTAAATACATTCTTATAAATTTCAGTAATTCTGTTTTGCTGCTTTGGTGTTAACTGATTATTAGTAGTTGAGAAAAAATTAGTTAACCACTCGTTATCTACATCGTTCAAACATTCTGTTTGCTTGTAAGGAAACATTTTATTAAGTAAGTCTTTACGTTCACCGCAACCACAATCAATTCCTGTGGCTTCTGATATTGCATCAACTACTTTTTTAATCCCTGTGGCTTTAGTTATTTTTTCAACTGTGTCGCCAAGTCCTTTTGATTTTTTTGGTCTTCCCATTTTTTTAAAGTTTTAAGTTATCGTAATCTTCTTGAAGTAATCTTTTTAGCTTTTGCTTATTAGCTTTTAACGTGTGGAATATAGAAACAAAACTTATTCCCGTTTCTTTTGCTAATTTTCTTATTGAGGTTTTATTATCCCTATATAAAGTAAATAGCTTTTTGTCGTACCATTCCCAACTGTTAACCTCTTGTTCTGCTTTTAGCCTAAAATCGTTCCATTCGTTTTCTTTATCTTCTGAATAGTCATCAATTAAGTTGTAAATTTCATCATTAAGTTCACATTTGTCAATACGTTTTCTAATATTATGAAGTTGAAAGTGTATGTTTCTAATTATTATAAACACATAACCACGATTAATTTTGCCATTGGTAAACATTTGCTGTTCTGATACTTTATACTTATGCAGCAAAAGGTACATTTCTTGAACAATATCTTCAGCCCAATCTTTGTCAAATACCGAAGCAAGTTCTACCCAATCTTTGTGGTACTTTGCAACTCTTTCTAATATTAGTTCGTTTCCCATAAAATGTTTATTGCTAATACACCAATCAAAACCTGAATAGTATAGTATTTTTCTTCTTCTTGTACATCACAATCGTAAAGAACTCCTAACATAAAACCCTGAATAGATGCTATCTGTATATCTTTGCCTGTTTGGTGTGCCCAAATTAAAAGAATAGATAATAAAAATAATAAAATATATATAATCATAATTAATAAAGTTTTGCTGTTATTTTAGCTACCTTTTGTTCTATTGCAGGTTTTATACTAATTTTTATTTCTACGTCTGTAAGTTCTGAATCTTGTTTTAAAATTTCTTTATATGCTTGTTCTATACTTTGCCAATCTAAAACCGAATCAACTTCTAATAATTTTTCAATCATTTGTAGCTTAAAAGTAACGTCTTTAAAGTAAGCTAATAATTCAGGGTTATCAGAATTGTAAACTAACATTCTTGCAGTTGAAACTTGTAACGCTTGTAAATGATTTTTAATAGTTAAATTTTCCATAGTTCAAATTTATTAATAAGTTATTAACAATTAACATTTTTTAGTATATCATATAAATCACCTTCAACTTGTGGTAATCCAAAATTGTTTACTTTAAAATTAAAATCTTCAAAACTTGCGTTTCTACTTCTTTTGCAACTTACTTTAACAAGCTCTTTATTTACTGTGTTTAGTTCTAATTGGATTTGTGTTTCTGCTTTTTTTTCTAAAAACGAACCTAAATGCCCTGTTGGTTTATCAGTTCCAAAATTTGAGTGGATAACTGTTACAATATGACAATTTAATTCTTTTGACCAACGCATTAAATGTTGAGCAACTTCTGAAGCCTGTTCTATGCTATTTACATCGGAACATAAATCTGCAATCCCATCAATTATAACTAATCCAATATCTTTGCCCTCTAATTTATCATAAAGTATGTATTCAATAAAAGAAACCCTTTCTTTAAAACCTAATTGCCGCAATGCGTAAGTATGGTATTTATCATCTTTTAAACCTGTCATTTGTAATGGTCTTTTAAAAACCATTGAAGCGTGAAAATTTCCTTGCTCGGTGTCAAAATGTATAACGTGTTTATCTTGTCTGTTACCTCTTAATTTACCGCCAAAGCCCTGTAACTCGTTTTTCATATAAACTGCGCTTAAAAGCGATATAAAGAACGTTTTTTTTGATTTAGGAGGTGCTTGAATAAAACTAAAGTTACCATAAGTACCAATAGGAATTGGATATGTTTTATAACCATCTTTTGTTTCGTATTCTTTTTCACCAAAAGACAAAGCAGGTATTGGATATTCTATTTCTTGTTCAGGGTTAATGTAGCAATCTTCTTCAAGAACTTCCATTAACATTCTGTTTATTGTTTCTTGTTCTGTCATAATTGTTTTTTGCAAATGTATTAAATTAAATTATTCATATGCACCGGTTATGTTATTTCTTTTTTCATTTGATTTTTTAAATTCTAAATATTCATTTGTTTTATTTTCAAAACCTAAACTATGAATAACATCAACTTTTAAAACTTTTAAAGGTTCTGATACACCTAATCTTTTATTTTTAAAATATCCATCTGTATATTTATAAACAACATTTTTTAAACATAAAATATCTTTACCATTTTGTAAAGTTAAGTTACAATAAAATATTTCTTTACGTTCCATTTAAAATAATGTTTGTTGGTCTAAATATGGTTTCAATCTTTTGTTAGCTAAATCTACATATTCTTGTGATATTTCACTTCCAATCCAATTTCTTTTATAAATATGTGCCATTTTTATAGTTGTTCCACTACCCATAAAAGGGTCATAAACCAAATCTCCTTCATTACTCCAAGAGTATATATGTTCAGCTGCTAATAACTCGGGAAATGTGGCAGGATGTCCAAAAGCTATTTCATCTTTTGTACTGCCACCTCCAACATTATATCTCCATATGTTTTTTCTTGAAGTATCTTCTTGTTTATTTGCGTTGTTTAGTCTTTCTTTTGCTTTTTCATCAGGTTTTGCTAATGTACCATCTTTTTGTCTAAATGTATTTCCACCTTTTTTACTATTTCTTTTTTCCATTATTCTATTAAAAGTATTTGGTTTATCTTTAGACCAAATAAACATATATTCAAAACTTGGATGATATCTGTTATCTTGAGGAAAAGGGCTTACTCTTTCATAAATCATTGTATCGTGCAAATTAAAACCGCATTCAATAGCATATAATGCTTGTTTAAAACTTGTACCGGATTCGCTTCCATTAATTGTAGCATCATTAACAACCCATACAACAACGCCACCTTTTTTTGTTATTCTATATAATTCTTTTATAATAGGTTTCCAAACTTGTTCACCCCAAAATTTATCAATGTCATTTTTATAAGTTCTTAAATTATCGTAAGGTGGTGATGTAACTGTTAAATCTACAAAATTGTCAGGCATTTTTGCCATTGTATCTAAATTGCTTTCGCAATAAATTTTATTTATTTCCATAATTGTTTGTTTTAAAAAAGGGTAGCTTTTACACTACCCAATTAATACTAAAATCCTAAATCATCTACCAAAGCAGCTTGTTGAGTTTGTCCCTCTTTTTTAACTGCTTTAATGTTTCCATCAGTCCAAACAACGTTTCCGTTTCCTAAATAGTTTTTAGACTTTTTAGCTTCACGTTCTTCTTTTGTTTGTGAATCTGTTAAAGATACATTTTGACCCCATTGGTTAGCATCATCGTTAATGTTTAAAGTACAGTTATAATAAACTGCTCCGTCTTTACCCATTACAAACTTTTCTTTTGGTAGTTTGTCAACTCTAATACTTAAATTGATAATTGCACTCATAATATTTAATTTTACTTTGCCTACCTTTTTTTACTGTTGTCGGCTATTCAGTTTTTATTACTTAACTTTTAAAAGTTCATCTTTTACCTTTTTGGCTAATTTATACTTTTTTTCTATAACATCAATACTTCCACCGCCTTTTAAATACTCAATAGCTTTTGTAAATTCAGGCTGACCTATGTTTAACCACTTTTGCTCAACTTCAGTTGTAGTCGCAACAGGTTTACCGTGAGTATTAGTTGCATCAGGGTCTTGTGTGTCATCAATTAATAGTAAATTTCCTAATGCGTATTTTTTACCATAAGAAGATGCTGACCCAAATTGTTGAGGAACTTGCATACCTTTTTGTTGTAAGTCAACTCCTACTATTGCAGTAGCACTTATTTCGTTTAAACCATTATTATCATAAATAGTTGCAGTTGATTTTAACATTGGAGGTAAACTACTATCGTAATTTTCAACTATTGATTCGTTAATTGCAAAAGATACACCATATTTTTCGTTATAAGGTTTTAACGCTTCTAATATATCTTCTGCAGAACGGAAGTTATATTTTCCAAAAGAGTTAAACTTTGATTTGTTAGCTTTAAATTCTACTTGAATTTTGCTCAATTTTTCGTGTAATGTTAATTCTTTCATAATTCGTAAGTTTTTTGTTTAATAATTGTTTTGTACTCGTTTGGGCATTCCTCATCACATAACTCAAATATGTGTGTTTTAACCTCGTTTAATTTTGTTTCAAGTTCGCAAATCTTTTTTTGTAATGCTTCAACTTGGAATCTTTGATAGTCGATTAAATCTTTCATAGTTTAATTGTTTTTAAATGTTACTTTATAATAATCTTTTCCATTTCTAACATATTCATCACCTTCTAATTCCCAAGCATTAATTATCTGTTGCTTTTCTAATTCAAAAAATTTATAATAATCGTTTATAAATTGTCTACCTGTTAAAGTATTTTTATTAAATAAATACGGATGGTCAATTTCTAACTGACTAAATAATTCTTGCATTGCTGTTTTCATAATGTTTTTGTTTTTAATTATGTAGCAAATATATAGTGAATTTTTTAATTAGCAAGTGTATTTTTATTTTTTAACAAAACTTTAACTTTTAGCCAAAAAAAGGGTAGCCGTTAAACTACCCAATTCAAACAATTAGAAACAATTAGAAATATCAAGAAAATTCTTTTAACTTATCTTTGTAGTATTGTATCATATCTTGCAAATCTGCGTCTGAAAACTTAACAATTTGCTTTGATTTTAAAACCATTTCTTCAGCTTTATCTAATCCTAAATATTTAGCAAATAAAAACTGCTGTCCTTGATTTGTAATATTGCATCCGTAACATTGAACTCCTACGTTGTTTTCGTCCCAACGTGTTGAGTAATGCCTACGGGATTGAAAGTGACCGCACTGCATTTTCTTAACGTGGTCTTTTTTACCGCAGGTTACACAAATAGCAATTTCATCAATAGCATCTTTTCTGCGTATGTATTGACTAAATACAGTATCTAAATTCTTTACTATTGTGGAGCGTTTGATTTTCATTAATACAAATGTAAATAATAGTTATTAACAAAATGATTAATAAGTGAAGTTTTTAATCCTCGTGCGTACACGCTTATTTTAATATAATAATATATAATAATAATATATATATAATATTTATATAACTCTTAAATATCTTTTAAGAATATAATATATAATTAATAAAATAATAATTAAAAATAATATATAATATTTTACATTATAATTATCTTTTTCAGTATTCTTTTGTTTAATTACTTCTTTAGATTTAATATTTGATACTTTAGCTTCGTTTTTAACAACTCTAATATCTTTTTTATATAAAGTATTATCTTTTTTATTTTCGTGTCTTAAAACGACGTTAAAATACGTTTTGTTATTATATGTAAAAGGCTTTAAATTGTCTTTAGCTTCTACTGTAAAAATATCCAATTCGTAATTAAATTTAACTTCTACGTTTGAACTATCTATTGTAACTTTGTTTTCTACAATTTTAGTTTCAACTTCTTTCTCTTGTTTATTTATAGCTACCTTGCGTGAGCCACAAGACGCTAAAATGATAAAAGTAAGTAAATATATATATTTCATAAAATAGTTCTTTAAATCACTTTATATTCGTTTTTAGCTTCAAAACTTGGACAAGCCTTTGCAACTCCTTTGAAATCTTTATGACCTTGAACAATAGCGTTAGGAAATTGTTTTTTAGCTTGTTTAATTAAATATAATAAACTTTCTTTTTGTTTTAAAGTTCTTGTATCTTTTGGTCTGCCTGATTCATCAATTCCACCAATATAACTGAAGTGTATAGATTCTGAATTGTAACCCTTAACTCCGTTTGTAATTTGTTCGTATTTTGCAAGTTCGTTTATAACTCCATTTGCATCAATCAATCTATGGTAGCCTACTGTTTTCCATTTTAAAGTATTTTTCCAATAACTTAAAATAGCTTCTTTTTTTGTGTTTGGTTGTGTAGCTGTGCAATGAATTACAATATATTTGATATTACGCATTTTAATTAATTTCGTTTATATCTGCTTTTACTTCTTTTGCTCGGTTTAATAAATTCTTTAACATTTTCCAAATATCAACTTTTAAAGCTGATTCTATATTTTCTTTAATGCTTACAAGCTCAATAAAAATTAAAAGAATTGCTACTAATTTAGTAAACATAAATTTTATAGTAAAGTGTTGTAAAATAAA